TCGGGGAATACTGTCCCCACAGGATTTGATTACCATTCTTTACTGAAGCCGGCTCGCTTTTCCCAAAGATTGCCGGGTGAACAGATCGGTGTATCTACCCTGACGCCCAGGGCGTACGACCCAAAGTAATCATACCAAATTCGGGGGAACTCGATACAATCACAGTTGAGCGGTAAGGCGTCGTGCTTGTCATCCAACATCTTCTCCAAATGGAGCTGTTGGGCAATTGAAATGCCGTAGAGCTCCTCGACCAATATCCTGGTCCGAGGCCCCACCGGTTCATCGGGAATCTTAGAGGGCTCGCGCAATTTGCCGCGCAGGTCTCCCCCCTTATTTCGCAAGTCTCCCACCTGTCCAAGCAAAGACAGCAGATACTCTCGCTCCCAGGTTCTCATGTGATTGAGAACTCTGGATCCCACAGTCACCCCACTGGTGACACGAAGGCCATACCGCGCAAGGGCGGCTATGACTGGGCAGCCAGGATACTGGTACGCTAATGAAAGCGATTTACAACGCAGCAGCTGGCGGAGCTTAGAGGATCGGGATTTGGCGTAACGGGTTTCGGTCCACCCAAAGGAGGCTAACACCTTCCTCGGGTCCGTCACGTTTTTCATCTCCACTGTGTCGAATACGAGACCACAGAATGAAGCTCGAGAAAGGTCCAAATGTTTCTCGAGCTTGATCTTCATTCCGAGTTTTTCGAAGAGCTCAGGTGTTGGGGTCCCCCCCTCACACCGAGCAACTCCGTCATCCCCTTCGACACACTCATAGCACTCAGCACCAATTGAATGGCACGCGAAATTGAGCAGCATGAGATTGGCAAATCCGTTGCCAAGTGAGGTACACATCTCTCCGGACATTCTGGTCGCTTCGACCCAGAGAGAGAAAAATTTAAAAGAGCAGTGATTGATACCCCCCAACACTTCTTCCAAATGACGATCAAAGTCATTGGCCTCGGGTAGGTATTGTGTCATATAGCGATACAGCTGAAACTCGCACGCTGCCATGAGCCTCTTAGTGAACAAGGCTTCGAAGGAGGTATAGTCCGTTGCTATGTAGGTCCCTCCCTCGCGATAGATGCGCTCCATAATGTACTTGGCGCGCTGATCTACGGGCACCTTCTTGATGAAG